GTCTTTTTTCTCACCTTTGACGATTGTTGCGGCCACCTCTGTTTTATCATCAGATTCGGAACCAAGAAGACGAACAATAGTAACAGGACCAGAATTTTTTAAGTATGCTTGTGCTGCATAAGCTGCATAATGAGGAGAAGTGGTGTTTCCGTCTCTAAATACATCAGCAGTTGCGACACCCTTTTCAGGCAAGCCAAATTTGGTCACATATTCTGACCAAGTTTGAACTGTGGTTGGAACCATCGCAGGACCACGAGCAGTACGACCAATAATAACTGGCCCTATTGCACCGGGTAAGCGCGGAATTTGAGATCTATCGATCTCGTCGATAAAAACTCCAGGTGATACGAAACGAAACTTCTTTGATGTACTCATTCTTAGTCTCCCAATAAGAAAAATCCAGGCTAAATGGACTAACGAACTACTGTTTTATTCTAAGGTAAATAGTGTGGCACTGTTTCAAAGGTAGCGGCTAGAAGATTTTTTTGTCTTTGAAATCTGTGATATCCCCTACTATTACTCTTTCTCTTGGTATTTTTACATCAACCTGATTTTCGCGAATAGAAATATTTGGTTGATTTTGATTACTGTCTTGGCCAGTTAGATAACCCAATACTTTTATGCTGATAGATGTATGGAATAATCTTTCATCTTCACCTAAATCAGCCGTATTATTTGTTTGAGAAAAATCCTGCTGAATAAAACCTTCGTATGAATGACCGTCTCTGCCAATAAAGATGCCGTTGTTTCCACCGGGAATAGTAATAAATGCTTGGGTAAGATCATTCATTTGTTGCTGATATTCTGTTTTGATATCAATTTTGTAATTTGTTTCAATGTAAACAGGAAGTGGTATGGACACTGTTTTATAAACAATTTTCTTATTTGCTCTGGGATAATTTTCTTGCCCTATTGCACGAAAAGTATCTGCATTAGCAAAATTAGAAGTCTTTTCCTGATTTATAACTCTAGAAATCTGAATTGCACCACCAGCTAAATCCGCAGAATGTTGAGAAATAGGAGGAAGACTGGCATAGTATTTTCCCCTGTTTGTTGGATTCTTTGTGATAGACTCTCTTTCTAGGGTCATGACAGGCAAAATAAAAGTGCCTTGATTGTCTCTCAGTCTTTTGTCATTTTTAATTTGAAAAGATCTTTCTGCTGACACCCAAATAGCGGGCACCTTTTTCCAACCTTCATTGGTTGTGGTGTGCAGATTCAAGGTTTTGTCTAGCCAGTCGTACATAGCGAGATCAATTGTCTCGATAGTCGATGGCACAAATGGCATATCTGAATTATGGAATTTTTCATCTGACATTTCTTTGATCCATTGTATACCATTCGCCTTCGTCGTTAAAATAAAATTTACGAGCCTTTGTAAATGGCGCTATTGCTTGTCCCCTTATCTCTTTTATAAATACTATCTTGCCGTCGTGTTCACTAGGGTAATTAGCTAGTTCTGTGAGTATTTTTAGATCCTCGTGATTGGGATCTGAATGTAGGAATAATATGTCGTCATCTTTGATACTAATCACAGTCGTCGTAGTCCTCACTTGGTGGGCAAACTATAAAAGGACTAGGATGCCAAGTTCCCACTTCGTTAAAATAAAACTTTCCGGGCTGAACAAATGGAGGTATTGTTAACACATTCGAACCTGATAGTTTTGCAACATAAACAACTTTTCCATAGTGTTGCTCGGGATTGTCTGCATAGCCTTGCAATACGGTTGCATCAGTTGAGCCAGAAACAGGACAAAATACTCCAACCTCATTTGACTTGATAATAATATCTGGATCTTTTTGAACAATAACTGTTTCGATCTTTGACTGAACAAGTCTTCTGATTCTTGTAAGTGGTGCTGGTTCTGGTCTTGTAAACAAACCTTTTCTTGCTTGTATACAAATTGCTGAAATCTCAAACCTGTGATCTGCTTGACCAAATAGTTCTTTGGGTTCTGTGAGTTTTACTATCTCATAAAACCTGTCACCATAACTAACAAAGTCGCCCTCTCTTATATTGAGGTTCTGATCTTCTGTTAGTCTTCTTTTGTGGAAGTTGACAATTATTTTTGCTTCTTTGTCAAGACCATAATTCTTTGTAACAGTGTTGATACCTTCCAATAATACAAGTGCAGCAATTCTTACCGGCGGCAGAAATGTTTTTTCTACTGCTTCGCCATAAAGATTATGAAAATTGGTGTATGTCTCTGAAATAGGATAGTAAACCACAGACTGTCCGATGACTCTTTCGATTATTTCATCGTTTATCTGCTTAACATAATCTCTTTCTCTGCTGTTAAAAAACATTGGAGGAGGTGGACTTTCAGGTTTTTGCCATTTTCTCGACATAGTGGTTACCTACTGTCAAAATTACCTTTACGACTAACAACTGCAAGAGCAGTAATCTCAAAACGGTGGTCTGGTTGTCCAAATAGTTCTTTTGGCTCTCCAACTTTTACCAGTTCGTAAAATCTATCTCCATAACTAACAAAATCACCTTCTCTGACATACAAATCTTTGTCTTCAGTTAGTCTTCTTTTGTGAAAACCTATTGAAATACGGGCATCCTTGTCCAAACCATAGTTTTTTGTAGCAGTTTCAGTACCTTCAAAGTTAATAAGGGCGTGAACGTGCATAGGTTTGTAAAAACTTTTTTCTATTGCCTCTCCATAAACAGGATGAAAGTCAGTTTTATTGATATTAACAGAATAGTATAGGATCTGTTGTCCTACCATTCTCTCAATAACTTCATCATTCACCTGTTTGGTGTAGTTTCTCTCCTTTTGCCCAAGAAATAAGGGAGGAGGTGGACTACTAGGCTTGTCCCAAGTACCATTACCCATTATTGTTCTTCTCTCCAAGTGCGATGATGTACGACATTGTTTACAGTCGTTTTACCAACACCATAATAACCAGCCAAATGCTCTTGCTTTTCTCCGCTCATAGCCCTGGCTCTTATTTCTCTAACAATATCCCAAGTAAGTTTGGCACGGAGACTTTTTTCACCTCTTAAGCCTTCTTTACCAAACATACCATTTCTTGAACCACTACGAGATTCGCTCATTTTTCTTTTAGCTTCTTCCGTATGTTTTCTTCCAGCCATCGGTCCCGACTTTCCTTTCCAATGACTATTCTCTCCTATCTTTCGCTTATGTTCTTCTGTCAGTTTAACACCAAGACAAGAATTCGCTGTAGGACAAATGTTATAACAACGAATATTGTTCCCTGCTTGATAATAATTGAGATAGGTTTGTTCGGTAGCTTCTAGATGAAGAACATTTTTGACTTCTTGTATTTCTTCAAATACAAACTTCTCTGCACCATATTTGTTCCAGGCATTTTGTAAATATCTTGAATGATGTACTCCTCTTCGCAAAGCATCTTTGTGCCATCTCCAGCGATTAGGAATATTATTAGAAGAACCGACATAGACCTTGCCAGTTTCAACATTTCTGATCTGATAAATACCTGATATCATTATACTAACCGACGAAGATGGCATTTGGTACCTGTTGTAAGACACGACCAGCAGCATCAACCAAGTCTGCACGATCTGTCTGTAAATTTTTGTATGTGACGGTCTCTAGATACTCTGTAAGCTCTGTTCTGAGTGAGTTCTTCTCTTCATTTGCCTGACTTACAAGATCACTGCCGTTAAGAGTGATAGATTCACCCGGAATTGGCACAGTTGAAAACTTAGAACGAACTTGACCAAGCATTTCTTTTGCTAGAGCAAGAGCATAACGACGAATCCAGTGTTTACCAATAGCATTGATGTTTTTGTATGGAATATTGGTAAATGGAAGGGTGTTTACGTTATTTACGCCACCAATTCTGGTATCAACCTCTGCTGAACCGGTTTGATTTATAACATTACTTCCCAAACCAGCATTATCACCAACACCAGAGATAGTAAACTCAAACCACATCTTTTCAATGTAACCTGATTCTGGTTGTGGAAAGAATCTTATCTTGTTGTTTTTCAATTCATAAGAATAGTGTGAAATACGTGTCCAAATGTTGTCTTCATAAGCCATTGCTTGAAGTTTGTTGTGCCAAGCAGGTATAACTTCAAACGTTGAGTCATCACTGTACTGTCCATATGTAGAAAGATTACCTACAGAGTTCAAACCACCGTAATAACCATAAAATCTCCACATTGCACGAGGAGTTTTGTAATATACTTTGCGAACAACAATCCTGTTATTGCCAACAAGACCAGCAAAATCAACACCACCTGCTTCACTAGCTGCTTTTACTGCTGCCTGAAGATCATAATCTTGTTTTCCTTCTACAGTATCAATTGAAGCAGAGTAAACTGTTTGTTTTCCGCCTACATTTGCTTCCTGAGAAATAGAATCACCGATATCTCTTACTGAAGAAAAGTCAAACTGAACATATCTCAGTGAAACATCTGTTGAAATAGCACCAGAAATAGGATTATAAATACTAGCGGACAGTGCTGAACCAGAAACATATTCACCATCGTGGTCAAAACAACCAGTTGGACTGCCAAGCATGTCTGAAAGAACATTTTTTGCTTGATGTAGATTTATAATGTTTGAATATTCAAGAACTGCTGCTTCGTATGCTGCATAAACATTACAATCTGTTAGTTCGATGTCAAGAACATCGCCACCCAACATTTTATATGTAAAAGCAACCTGATCAGCAGCACCAGAAATAAAATTTGTATCACTGGAGTAGATCCCAAAAGGCAGATTATCAGCAACGTTGCTAATATTTCCTGTTGCTGGTAAAACTATTGCGCTTGTTTGGCTTGTAGGCGTTAAAATGGGTAGTGACATTATCGGGGATTCTCCTAAGACAGAGTTTTACAGTAAATAGTTTTCCAAAAACAAAGAACCCGCCAAAGGCGGGTTCCCTGTATAATCTCTTAGACTAATGTTTAGCCAGCGAGATCGGTTACGATAACCAAGCCGTACATATCTGGACGGACCATCTTCTTCGCGTAGCGAGTCATCACACCCTTTCTGGGTACGAAGTCTTCGACACCGAAGATAGTTGGGGTTACTTGGAGAGGTACGTATGGTGCGTATACGTAGCCAGACTCAAGGAAGCTTGAACCTTTACGTCCAACAAGAAGGACGTTTCGTGGGAAGTAGGGGTCAACAAAGACATCCCACTTCTTGGAAAGGCTACCAGTCTTCATAACACCTGCATCGCCCTTGCCATCGTCGTGAACGACGTTAGCGCGGAAGCCGCTGGTGAATTCAAGAATGTTTGCAACTTCGGGTCCGCAGACAACAAAGTTTGCACCGCCACGTAGCGTTTTACGGTGAATCTGTGCAGAAACATCGTTAATGGTTTCGAGAAGAGTCTCGTACCACTCGCTAACAGTACCAGTAAAGTCAGCACCGAGAATTTCCTCGTTTGCAGAAGCACTGATGGGAAGACCAGTGTTGCGGTTGAGGAACTTACCGGGTCGACGTGACCAGTAAAGCCGGCTTGCGCTAGCACCCTTAATCAAGTCCTCAAGGAGTTCTTGATCAATTTCAAGACCAATCTGCTCAGAAAGAATGCTGGTAAGTTCGACTTCAGCGTCGAGGTTGTGGTAAGCATTCAAGTCTTGACCAAGCTCAGGAGTCCATTTGGCTTTGAGCTTTTTGGTTTTAGCGGTGACTTCCACGGAATCGACTTTGATGTCAATTTCGGGGATTGCCTCGTTGTTTTCAAGACCCCAAGTGTCGGTACCAACAACTGAACCGAGACCATTTCCGGCGACAAGGTTGTCATCGATTGGGAAGTTAACATCGACTGTGGTGTCTGCTGCAAGAGCGTTAGCATCAGTCACGGTGTTGTCAGTTGAAATAAGAACAAGACGGACGTGAGTAAACTCATCACCAGTTACTCTGTTACCGGCAGCGTCTGATTTCTCAGTTAGGCGACGTGCTTGTACCCCACCAGCAGCAAAGTTGCTAAGGGTAATACCAACAAGATCACTCTTGTTTAGCTGGCTTAGGACTGAAGCACTCATAGTAAATACTGCTGCGTCGTAGGTACCTGAAACAAGGTCAGGATCGTGACGAAGAAGTGCATCGAGGTCATCATTGCCAACACCGGGATCGCCAGCGCCAACAGT